CTAAGCTTACGCCCTTGTGCTGCCTTGAAGGTAGCTACAGCAAAGTTAAACAGCTCTACTAATGGCGCTGGTCCTGATGCTCTACCGCCAAACGTTTTAAGTCTTGCACCTGCAGGACGAACCTGAGAGATGTCCCACTTAGGTATTTCACCAGCCCATAGGAGTGCGAGAACTTGACGGAATCCTTTAGCCCAACCTTCCTTACTATCCTTAACGACGACGATAGACTCACTGTCGAAAAGATCAGGAACTTCTGGCAACTTTTTGATGAACTGTCTCTCAACAGAGAAGCCAACACCCGTACCACAGAGAAGGATATACATAGCTTCATCGAAGGACTTAGGGTCATCTACGGGTAAGTAGCTACAGTTATATCCAGCTGTATTATCACGATCTAAAGCAGGACCTGCTGTCATCATCGCTCTCATACTAGGCATAATCTCTTGTCCTATTATAGCCTGTTCAAGATCTTGTATGTCTTTGTTATCTACTATTCTATTTACTTCATCGCCCAGCGCCTTGCGGACTACATTATCCATGTAGCGTCCTACTGTTTCTCCCCAAGACTCACGGCCTTTGCCATCAAAGTATTTAGCATAGCGTGACTTGTGAATGAACGCTTGGTAGTCGGTTGGTAGTTGGTTACTCATCGGTTGTCTCCTGACCCTTTTATTACACCACGTGCAGCGCGGCTATTTAGTTTATACATATTCCTCTGTATTAAATTTTGCAGGTTGCTACCAAAGTAATTAGCTATAGCAATATTGTAGAACAATACGTCGCCACTCTCATTGAGTATGGCCTCTTCATCAAACGTACCGTCCCTTAACATACGCTTTACCTTACCATGTAACTCTCCTACTTCCTCACACAGACCTAATAGGTTTTCCATTAGTCTGTCCTCAGGTTTTGTTACAATCATACTCTCAACAAAATCAGAATACTCTGTTGGTGTTGAATCTATTAGATTGTTTATTGCTTCTATGTCTTCTCTAGCAATCATTTTCTTTCCTTAACGTTTAAATTTTCTATACTTATATCATCTACATCATATATAACATCTGTTATAAGATCGTGTATGTCTTTTTCATGGCTATCTTCACAGGATGATAGTACATTATTCTTATCATCTACCTTTGCTAAGAAAGTAACACTAAACTTTTTCATGCGCTACCCTCTGTCTTAGTCCAACGGTTAAGTAATATTACATTATCATCTAACTTATAGCCATTTCTTTCTTCATCCTCAGCCTTTGCTTCTGCATATTGATCTGGAAAGATCTCTTGTAAAAGTTCATTACGTAGATCTGCGAAGTCCTCCCATGCATCAGGATACATATCTAAAAATGCTTGAGCTGCAGCCATAGTAAGAGCTTCTTCTAGTGCTGCCTTCATGCCATCATGTGTCTCAGCCTCACCAAATACTAGACCTGTCTTGATTTGCCCTGTCCACTTACCCTCTTCCATGATAGGGTGTAGTATAATAGCAAGGTCTCCAGGTTTTACTTCATAGCCCATCACTCTCTCCTCTTTACTTTCACACGTTGTTCTTTCATACGCTTACCTTTTTCTATAAGCCAACCCTCTGGTATAACTCGGTGTGCCCACTTGAATCCATTCTTATCACACCAATCACAGTACCTACTCTTAGCACCCTTATAAAGCTTAGAGTTTGCATTACTAAATACAAAACGTATATCAAGCTTAGGGTGTTGCTTCTGTACTTCTATATGCTTGCGGCGATCTCCAGCACTAAATAACCCTTTGGTCTCAATTATGATACCGTTATCCAATTCGAAGTCTGGTGTATAGGTGCGATACTTTAAATCCTCCCACTCTATCTTTAACTTTTCATAGGATACAATCTTCTGTCGTGTCTCTAAGAATGTAGCGGCCTCTAGCTCAAGGCCACTACGATAGTTTCTTCTGTTGTGTTTACGAACCACGCCCATCTCCTATGTGTACATACTCTACCATAGGTGGTTCTTTCTTACCCTTGTAAACACGAGAGGGTTGTTCGTTTAAATCCCAACACTTGTGTTTGAAGTCACACCATCCACAGGTATTTTTATCTAGTACTAAGTTACCACTAGCTTTCTTGAAGTATGTCTCAGGTACTGCTTCGTAGCAACGCTTGAAGGGTGCATCACTCTCAATGTAATCCACAGTAGATTGAATGCTATCTATAACAGCCTCCTTGTCCACCTCAGATGCATCTACATACTTAAACTCACCGTTGCCTTTGTTGACTACCCACCAACCGCCTACACCCTTTCCTGCAGCTTCTGCGTAGCCTACAAGCTGTGATACATAGCCGAAGCTATCCTTGTTGTTGAGTGTATCAAAGCTTTCAAACTTATTAGTGTATGACCAAGGGGATGCAGACTTAACATCGTCAATCTTTCCATCCATCTCCATATCATACTCACCCTTGATCTCTTGACCATTGGGTAGCTTGAGTGTGACTACATCATTGTCTTTAAAATCCTGACCTACTGAACGTAGTAACCCCTTGAACACAGCCTCAACTATATCACCAAGGATCATGTTCATTAAGAAGTGTGGTGGAAAAGGTCTACGATCTTCTGGATCATTCTTTTCAAACCATAACTGACAGGGTGCTTTACCAATGTTAGACATACGTAAGCGGAAGTCGCCACGCGGAGGTGAGTTAAACTGTTTGTTCAACGCCGCCTCAACATCAGCGGCAACCTGTTTGGTTACCGCCTCTGTCATGTTTGCTTCACCAGCCAAAGCCTTCTGCAGAAAACTGTAGATTGCTAATTCTGCTGGGTGATTCATGTGTTTACCTCAACGAAATCATTATTGATAATGTCAGACACTACAGACTCATCATCAGCAGACATAGATTTGTCTAGCCTGTCATGGTATAAGTCTAAGATCTTACCATTGCTGTACTCAATAAGCTCAATGAAATCTTTTAACATCTCATTGTCACCCTCACCAAGATCAACCTTATCACCTGATGCTGCTTTGATCTTACCAAACTTAGCACCTGTTGGGATGCTATCTTCTACACCCATGAATTTAATAGTAGACATGATAGGCAGCAGGTTCTTTCGCTTCAGTACACTCAACACACCGTTGATACTCTTTAGTGAGTCGCGGTTCTTAACGTCCATTACAAATGGTACGTCTTTATAAGAAGCCTTATCAATAGGTTCACCCTTCTCATTGATAGGATCATCAAGTGTTACTGTACCGTAGTAAACGTTGACACGCTTAACGCTACGGATAATCTGCTTAGTAGCATCATCTAAAGCTTGGAAGTCTTCGATCCAACCTGATGGTCTACCTAAGTTGAAACCACCTAGGCTGTCCTTCATATCACCATTGAGTGAGTTAGCTAAGACAGACTTCTCCATCTCTTCTGTTTCACTATTCCAACGTTGCCACTGTTGGCGCTGGGCGAAGACACGCACCGTGATACCATTACTGTAGATCTTTTCGTCGCCACGCTTGAGGATAAATGCACCTACTGGTACTACCTCAGTCTTAATTGCCTTACCACCTACTTCTATCTCTCCCATAAGGGGTGAGTGTAGCATACCCATGCGTGATATGGATGGTGTTGAGTCACCTGTGGATGCAGATACACCCATAAGTTCTGCCATTGATTGGCCTCGTTCGTTTGCTATTGATAGTTCATTGCTCATTTCTATACCTTTCTATAGATTAAAAGAGTTCCTAGTTATACATTATATATCAACTGTGTCAAGCCAGTTTGATCCTATTTTTGCTTCAAGTAGTAATGGTACATTCATCTCTACATTATATGTTTTCTTTACAAGTGCATTGATGTCGTTGTTAAGTAGCTCAATAATATCAATGACTTGTTGTTCTTCATCAGGGTGTATGTCAATCACCATGCTGTCATGTACTGAATTAACTACGCAAGAGTTGTATGGTTGTAACAATTCGTGAAGTTCATTCAACACAATAGGTACTATATCACCTGTAGCAAACCCTTGCACTGGGTAGTTCTTAATCATTGTGAAGTGACTTGGCATACCATTATCCCTACGTCTTACAGTAGGGAAAGCATACTGCCTCCCTGACTTATTAGTTATCTTATTGAATCGTAATGCCTCATCGCCTAACTCTTTGTGCCATGCAGCAATACCCTCATACTTTTTTATAAAGTGTTTATAGTAGGCGGCTTCAGCCTTAGATCTTCCATACCCAGTAGCTCCAAAGAGGGGTGCAAATGTATGAGCCTTAGCATCCTGGCGAGAAGTCTTCTGACCTGCATCTGTAATAACTTTAGCAGTGTAACTATGCACATCAAACCCTGTGTCAATCTCTTTCATAGCAGTCTCGTCTTGTGCTAGGAACGCAGCAGTACGGAACTCAAGCTGAGCAAAGTCAGCCTCCATAATCTT